ATTCGGTACGTCAGAACGCGGTTATCAACTTGTGTTTCAATCTAGGTATGACGCGCCTGCTGGGTTTCAAGAACGCTCTAGCGGCAATGGAAGCAGGAGATCACCCGAAAGCCGCCGACGAATTTTATGATTCACGCTGGGCTAAACAAGTAGGGTCACGTGCGGATGAAGTTTGTGAAATGATTCGTACAGGTCGGTACGGAGAAGGGTATGCGTAATACTGTAGAAGCTCGTGACGTAGATGGAAATACCGAACCAACACACACAGTAGAAGTTGTTTGTGCACATTGTGGCTACGACCTTGACGAAGCCGAGTTAGAAGCCGACACTTGTTCAGATTGTGGTCAACCTCTTAACTTAAAAGAGAGCGTATCTATACAAGTAACCACGTTGCCACCGGTATTCGGCGACACTCTATAGGTGCGATATGGCGTTAAAAAAATTAGCTTTCAAGCCGGGAATCAATCGTGAAGTAACACGATACACCAACGAAGCTGGTTGGTACGAGTGCGACAAAGTGCGGTTTCGGCAAGGGTATCCCGAGAAGATTGGTGGGTGGGAACGTATTTCCGTGTCTACCTTTCAGGGCGTATGTCGCTCTTTATCTAACTGGATAACCCTTGGGAGCATCAACCTCATTGGCGTAGGTACGCACCTTAAGTTCTATCTAGAGCAGGGTGGCGGCTACAACGATATTACGCCGATTCGAGAGACCACCGCCGCTGGTGCTGTGACCTTTGCGGCTACTAACGGGTCAGCCACACTGACAATCACTGATGCCGGTCACGGTGCACGTGAAGGAGACTTTGTTACGTTTAGTGGCGCAGTAACACTGGGCGGTAACATTACTGCCAATGTGTTAAATGCTGAATATCAGGTTGTTACTGTACCCGACGCTAACTCCTACACCATAACAGCTACAGCTACAGCCAATGCGTCCGACACAGGTAACGGCGGGTCTTCAGTGGTTGGTGCGTATCAGATACGTACAGGTGAGCCTTACGAAGTGCCTTTGTCCGGTTGGGGCGGTGGTACATGGGGTGCCGGTGTATGGGGCACAGGTGGTATTTCTACCGAGGCTATTCGGCTTTGGAGCCAATCCAACTTCGGTGAAGACCTGATATTTGGACCACGAGGTGGTGACATCTTCTACTGGGATGCAACCAACGGCGTAGAGACTCGGGCTGTATACCTAAACACGCTATCAGGTGCGTCGAACGTACCCACCAAACAAAACTTTATTCTTGTATCTGACGTTAGCCGGTTTGTTTTTTGTTTCGGTTCAAACTCGCTGGGCTCTGCAACGTTCGACCCTATGCTGATTCGGTGGTCTGATCAAGAAGACCCTGCAAATTGGACACCAGCGGCTACAAACCAAGCAGGTGACCTACGACTGTCTAAAGGTACAGAGATCGTAACGGCCAAACAGTCACGCCAAGAGGTGCTCGTTTGGACTGATTCTTCTGTGTACTCGCTCCAATACCAAGGCGCTCCGATCGTTTGGGGCGTGCAGTTGGTAGGCGACAATATCTCTATTGCCTCTCAAAACGCGGTTGGGTTTTCTGGTGGCGTTGCCTATTGGATGGGTAAAGACAAGTTCTATTCCTACGATGGACGTACGCAAACGCTACCTTGTGACGTTCGGCGATTTGTATTTAACGACTTCAACGAGTTGCAATACGACCAAGTATTTGCAGGTACAAACGAAGCGTTCCACGAGATATGGTGGTTCTACTGCTCACAAAACAGCCAGACGATCGACCGATACGTTGTCTACAACTACCTTGAAAAGACGTGGTACTACGGCACGATGGCGCGCACAGCTTGGCTTGACTCTGGACTACGTGACTACCCACTAGCGGCTTCATACACATACAACTTGACCAACCACGAGTTTGGTACCGACGACAACGAGACAGGTACCCCTGTGCCGATTTCAGCGTCTATCACGTCTGGGCAGTTTGATATAGATGACGGTGATCGGTTTGCGTTTATTTGGCGCTTGATGCCGGATATGACGTTTGATGGCTCTACGACGGACGACCCCCATGCCACTATGAGCTTGTTGCCGTTGGCTAACTCTGGTTCGGGTTACAACAGTCCTACATCTGAGGGAGGGTCCAACTCTGGTACGGTAACACGTACGGCTACAGTGCCTATTGAGAAGTTTACAGGGCAGGTAAACACGCGCGTGCGTGGCCGTCAGATGTCTATCAAAGTTGAATCAGATTCTCTTGGAGTTCGATGGCAGTTAGGTTCACCACGAGTGGACATGCGCCCTGACGGGAGGCGCTAATGGCTAACGAATTAGAGCGTCCTGCTCCTCCTGCGTTGCCTCTTGCAACCGAGACTTACGATCGCCCGTTTATGGACCAGAACAGCAATGTTCTGCGGCTGTTTTTTACACGCCTTATAAACGCGTTTGATAACTTAGTCAGCACTGAAGACGGTGGTAAGTTTCTTCATTTTCCGTATGGTGTTTTTTACAGTACCGTAGACCAAACAGCGGCAAACCCTAATACAGGTTATGCAGTTACGTTTAATACGACCCGCGCCAGCAGTGCAGTTACTGTCGCAAGTAACTCTCGTATTACTGTTGGTAACGATGGGGTGTACCACATAAAGACAACACTGCAACTTGAGTCTACAAACAGCTCTTCTAAAATTGTGTCTATCTGGTTGGCAGTAAACGGCACAGCTCAGATTAACAGTGCACATGAGTACGTTATTTCAGGGTCTGGCAACAAAGATATAGCCAATTGGAACAGTTCATTAGCGCTTTCCGCTAACGATTATATGGAAGTGTTTTGGGCTACTGATGACGTAAACGTCACCCTTAACGCAAGTGCCGCGTCTTCACCTCGACCTGCTGTTACATCTGCATCGGTTGCGGTAACATTTGTTAGTAATACATAACGGCTGGGCAACTAAATGGCGTATTACGTAGGCACAAAAGAGTTTCCCAGCATTACTGCGGCGCTGGGGTACCTGCGTGCAAATAGACCGCCCGGTCTTGGAATTACGACAAAGCCGGTAGGCGGAAAACCTGCGCCTATTACAAAACAACCTGCTCCCGCTCCTGCTCCGCCTGTAAAAGGAGCACCTCCGCCAAAACAAGCGCCTATTGTGCGCCCTCCTGCGCCAGCTCCTGCTCCTGCTCCTGCACCAGCTCCTGCGCCAGCTCCTGCGCCAGCTCCTGTTAGGTTTCCTACACCGCCACAAAATGAACGAGAAGATAGAGAACTACAGGAACGTATCCGTGCGGAAGCAGAAGCTCGTGCTAGAGCCGAGGAAGAAGCTAGACGTAGAGCCGCTGAAGAAGCCGCCAGACGACGCGCAGAGGAAGAACAGCGTAGACAGCAAGAAGAAGCCAGACGTGCCGCAGAAGAAGCTGAAGCCGTTGCCAGAGCTGAGGAAGAAGCTAGACAACGTGCTGAAGAAGCCGCAAGGGTAGCCGCTGAAGCTGAAGCACGCCGCCAAGCGCAATTAGAAGCGCAACGTGCGGCAGAAGCCAGACGTATTGCTGAGGAAGAAGCGGAACGTAGGAGAGCGGAAGAAGAGGCCGCTAGACTCCGCGCAGAAGAAGAGGCACGCCAACGTGCGGCAGAAGAAGCCGCAAGGGTAGCCGCTGAACGCGAAGCCGCCCGTATTCGTGCCGCACAGGAAGAGGCTCGACGCCAAGCAGAAGAACGTGCACAGAGAGAAGCGGAAGAAGAGGCTCGACGGCAAGCTCAAGAAGAAGCTCGTTTACGTGCAGAGGCAGAAGCAGAAGCTCAACGCCAAGCAGAGGAAGCCGCGAGACTTGAAGCTGAACGTGAAGCCGCTCGTATCCGTGCAGAAGAGGCTGAAAGACAACGTGCGGCAGAAGAGGCTGAAAGACAACGTGCAGAAGAGGCTGAAAGACAACGTGCGGCAGAAGAACTTAGACGCCAGCAAGAAGCGGCGGAGGCTATTCGCCGTGCAGAGGAAGCTCAACGCGCCGCTGAAGCCGCCGCTAGACAACGTGCGATAGAAGAAGCTAGACGTCAAGCAGAAGAACAACGTAGAGCCGAAGAAGAAGCTAGACAGCGTGCGGCAGAAGAAGCCGCTAGACGCCAAGCAGAAGAGGCCCGACGCCAAGCCGAATTAGAAGCGCAACGTGCGGCAGAAGAGGCGGAACGTAGACAGCAAGAAGAAGCCGCAAGGGTAGCCGCAGAAGAAGCCGCTAGGCGTGCAGAAGAAGCCCGTGCCGCTGAAGAAGCGGCCCAACGTGCGGCAGAAGAAGCCGCTAGACAACGCGCCGCAGAAGAAGCTCGTATCCGTGCAGAGGAAGAAGCGGCTAGACGCGCCGCAGAAGAGGCGGAACGTGCCGCCGCAGAAGAAGCAGAACGCCGTGCCGAAGAAGCTAGACGTGTAGCAGAAGAGGAAGCCAGACGTCGTGAAGAGGAAGCTAGACGTCGCGAAGAAGCTGAACGGACTCGTAGAGAAAATGCACCAGACGATGACTCTAGAGATACCGGCGGAGGTTTTCCCTCAGCTCCTGCGCCAGCTCCTGCTCCTGCTCCAGCGCCAGCCCCGGCTCCTGCTCCTGCTCCAGCGCCAGCCCCGGCTCCAGAATCATCAGAGCAAACGTTTACATTTTTTAGGGGTGCCGAGCGTGGAGGTGCTAGCCCTACTTTTCTGTATGGGCAGAGAGAAGTTGTTCAGGCAACTGAAGCGGACTTACGAGCTTATTTTGAAGATCCTGAACAGACAAACAGATTACCAGAAGTATTTGGGTCTTTTGATAGATATCTAGCCTATATGACCGAGCGAGAACAGCTCATACAGTCAGGTGATTATGATGTAGGTAACTGGCACGAATACACTGGTGGATTGACTGACGATGATTTGATGATCCTCGAAGGCGAAGATCTGACTCAGTATGGAGACGATGCTTCTTCTACCTATGAAGAGTTGTTCCAACAACGCACAAACGAACAAACAGCGGCGTACAACAATTGGATTAACTCTGATGCTAACCAAGCATTACTAACAAAATATGGTGTGTTCCCTACATTATACAGTGACTCAGGCGACAAGTTTAGATGGAACGGGTCTGCCTATGTAAAAGTAGAGGACGTAGAAAATTTAGACGCTTTTGACTACGTAAAAATCGGCTTGCAAGTCGCTATGTCAGTCTATATGGGACCGCAAGTAGGTAATGCTTTAGCTAGTATAATAGGTACTACTGGGTTACCTGCCGCCGCCGCTTCAGTCATCGGCCAAGTTGTTGGTAACGCTGTAGTTCAAGCTGGTGTTACTGGCGAAGACATAAGTATCGACCCAGAAGACTTTGTACAAGCCGCAATCTTTCAAAACATGGGAGACATTTTTAACGCGGTAATTGACTCCGATGCAGTTTCAGGAGTAACCGACGGAATATCAGAGTGGTTAAACACTAATGGCCTCGCTTTCTTACAGGAAGAAGGCGGCGATTTTACGTCGTTCATGGACGTTATTAACGACCTCACCAATGTTGTTTATGACGCAGGTGCATTGGGAGTAGAAGGTGTATTGGATGCCGCTGGAGTTATTCTTGGGCCAGTGTTTACCGCAGGTGCTGAATTACTCAACGCATTGGGTTACGAGTTTGGAGAACCCGGTAGTAGCGTAATCATGAACCTTGTCAATGATTTCGTGGGAGGTGAATATGAAACTTTTGAAGAGTTTGCTCAGGCGGCAGTAAACGCAAGTGACGGTTTTGAAAGCGTAGACGAACTTTACGCAACAATCCGAGGGTCAAGAACTCTTTACAACGCTTTTCAAGACGCCGTTGATTTAGCAAACGAAACAAACCCCGATTTAGATTGGCAACTACCAGACTTAGAACTCCCACCGGAAGACGAAGACCAAAGACCGTCTGACTTAACAGAAGATAGCGTTTTTGAAATGCTTTCTGACATCATGATTGGAGAGCAAGGTTTACCTGAAGGTACTCCTGCAAGTGTCATAGCCGCTGTAAATAACGCGATTGAAGGTGCAGACGACGATGCTCTTCGTGAGATAGCCGGGCAGATTACAGATGCTGGCGGGTTTAATCGGTGGTATTACGAGTCAGTTCTTGACACAAATACCTACAACAACTATGACGATGCTACTGCACGAGAATTAATGCAACGTGCAGGTTTTGATGATGAGCAGATCAACAATTACTTAGAAAACAGACCCCAACCAGAGACACCTGAGTTTGTTTACGAGTGGGAGACCACAGGTAGATGGGCTGATCCCGATGCTATGTTCACGATAAACCGTGACGGCGATAACTATTTTGTAGTTACTAGAAACGGCGATTACAAGTCTATAACTAGAGAACAAGCAGAAAATATATTTGACCTTGAAGATGCGGACGCGACACAAGAAGAAATTGACGATTCAGTCGAAGGATATTTACGAGACCAAGGTTTGTTGTCAGGTGGTGACATTCTTGGTGAGTTCGATGAGTATGGACGCCCCGTGTATATGTACGGGGAAACAATAGACGATTGGTTAAGTTCAGAGGGTGAAGTACGAGAAGTAGATATAGACATCGTACAAGCTGAACCAGAGCCTGAGCCTGAGCCTGAACCAGAACCAGAGCCTGAGCCTGAACCAGAACCAGAGCCTGAGCCAGAACCTGAGACAGACGAAGGTGGTTCACAAGATGGTGATCCTGACGAAGAAGGTGAACCGTCTGATGACAGCGAACCGAGTCCAGAGCCCGCGCCTGAACCTCAACCAGAACCAGAGCCAGAGCCCGCGCCTGAACCTCAACCAGAGCCAGAGCCAGCGCCTGAACCTCAACCAGAACCAGAGCCAGAGCCAGCGCCTGAACCTCAGCCACAACCTGAGCCAGAGCCAGCGCCTGAACCTCAGCCACAACCTGAGCCAGAACCCGAACCTGAACCTGAACCTCAGCCACAACCGCCAGTAGATGGCCCAATAAAAGGGGATCCGCCAAAACAACCACCGATACCTCAGCCACAACCTGAGCCAGAACCTCAGCCACAACCCGAACCTGAACCTCAGCCACAACCTGAGCCAGAACCTCAGCCACAACCTGAGCCAGAACCTCAGCCACAACCTGAGCCAGAACCCGAACCCGAACCCGAACCTGAACCTCAGCCAGAACCCGAACCTGAACCCGAACCTGAACCTGAGCCTGAACCAGAACCTGAACCTGAGCCTGAACCAGAACCTCAGCCACAACCTGAGCCAGAACCTCAACCCGAACCCGAACCTGAACCTCAGCCACAACCTGAGCCAGAACCCGAACC